TAGAACCTTTGCTTATTGAAAATGAGCAAGATATGATCGATCTTTTTGGAAAACCAAAATTAAACGATAGACAATACGAATATTGGTACACTGCATCAAACTATCTACAGTATGGTGGTGTATTGAGAGTCGTTAGAGCAGACGGTGCGAATTTAGTTAATTCAAATGTTGGTGCAATAGGAGTAGCATCAAACGCAACACTTAAAATTAAGTCTTTCCAAGATTATCAAAATAATTACGAAGATAATACAACTTTTAGAGTAGCTGCAAGAAATCCAGGCAGTTATGCAAACGGAATGAAAGTTGCATATATTGATGGCTCTGCTGATCAAAGATTAAGTGTTTCCCCACACGTCGCAACTCGTGTATCTGTAGGTATGGGTGTAACTCAACCAATTAGTGGAACAACAGCGGGTGTTGGTACGAACGTCACAATTGATGGGTATCTTCAAGGTATTATCACTGGTATCGGTTTATCAAATTCTCAAACATCTGAGAACTTTATTGATGTTAAAATTGTAAATAATGTTTCTGCTGCTGGAACAATTTTCCCAGTAACTTATACAGAAAACGGAATTTATCAGTTCTCAGCTGCAACTAAGACAAGTAATACATTACCTGGCCCTGGCCTTTTAGTATCTGGTTTTAGTGGTTCAACTATTGCTGATCCTGATGCTGGTATTTCAACTTGTGCATCTGTTCTAAGTGCAAGTGATTGGTATGATAATCAATTTATTCAATTAAAGAACGGTGCTTTACCTTGGAAAGAAATTGCTGAAAAACCAGGCACAAGTGGATTTGCAGGGGCAAGAAATTCAAAGAACGATGAACTACACATAGTTATAATTGATGACTCTGGAAAAATTTCTGGAACAACAGGTGCAATTCTTGAGAAGTTTACATTCTTATCAAAAGCAGATGATGCGGTTAACTCTTTTGGTAGTGCAATCTACTATAAGGATTTTATTGCAGAAAACTCAGATAACATCTTTGTTGGAGTTTCAACTGGGGAAGGAACAATTTCATCAGGATTTTCAACTGCATTTACAAGAACTGTATCATCTAGTAATCTTTGGAGTCAGGATGCAGAGGGTGTAAGTTTTAACTTTGTAGGTAATAAACTTTATACACTAGACGCTGGTAGAGATTATTCAACTCCAGCTGGACTTTCAACACATTTAGGTGGTTACTCAACATCTCTCGGAGACATTATAGGTGGTTATGAAATCTTTGAGAATGAGGCAGAGTATGCAATCAACTTCTTATTACAAGGCCCTGGCATCACAGGTAGTGAACAAGAATCACAAGCAAAAGCAAATAAACTGATTGCAATTGCAGAAGCAAGAAAGGATTGTTTGGCAGTTATTTCTCCAAACAGAGAAACAGTTGTTAATGTAACGAGTGCAAAAACACAAACAAATAATGTGGTAAGATTCTATGATCCTATTACATCATCATCTTTCGCAGTATTTGATTCTGGTTACAAGTATCAATTTGATAGATTCAATAACAAATT